CGGCCGGTCGGCCGGCGCGATCAGCGCCGCGCGGCGAGTCCGCGAGCCGCGGCAGCGAGCGAGTCCGCGAGCCGCTGCGCCGACCGGCCGGTCGCCGGCCCCGGCCAGCAACGCCGACACGGCGGCGCGCACCGGGCGCGCGAAGCGAGTCCGCGAGCGTAGCTCAGCCCGGCCGCCGCTTCGTAGCGGCGGGGCGGCCGAGTCCGCGAGGCCGCCAGGCCGGCGAGTCGGCGAGCCGGCCGCGCGCGATCGTGAGCACGCGGCGCGATCCGTCGGGATCTCCACAGCCTGACGCGCGGGGGCGATTCGGCGGGCGCAACTGCCGGCGAGTCCGCGAGCCGGCCGTGGTCCCTCGGCTGTGCCGAGAGTTTGGGCACCTCGAGCCAGTCAGTCAGTCATGCACGGCTTCGTAATACCCCCCTCCCCCCGCGCGCGTGGGGGGGGTCTATACGGTATCTATCTGTATATATGCATTAATACATTAATAGTAGATATGGACGTTGATAATCAACAACTTCCAATCAGGCAGGCCTTGCATGACTCTCATGCATCTGCATGACTCGGCCGGTTTCGTTCGGCGATGTCCTTGCATGACTCGTCGGTCATGCATGACTCCGGTCATGCACGAAAAAGGCCCCGGTTGCCCGGGGCCTGGGTGGTCTGTTTGCTGGTTCGTCCTGTGGCTATTCGGCCGCTTGGTTGTCCACCGCTGGCGGCCGGCCCGCCGGTGGTGAAGCCTTGCGTCGATCGGGGTCGAACGGTTTCGAGGTCAGATGGTATCCCCTGCAGGCCGGGCAGCGGTACACGCGCAGAAAGTCCGGCGCGTTGAGCATCCGCATCATGGCGCATGAGGCGGCACGGGCAGCGATCGCTTCGGTGGGATACCTCTTCTTTGCGTGGCACGCGCTCATGGTCAGGTCCTGAGCGTCGCGTCGTAGTACGTCGAGAACGCCGTCCCCTTGTCCTCGCGCACGAGGCCACGGGCGAGAAGCTCGCCGATCACTTCCTTGCGCTGCTGCGACCGTGTCCCCCGGCTGAAGCTGTTCGTGATGGTCGTCAGCGTCGCCCCGGCCTTCCCGCGGGCGCGGATGTGGGCCAGGACTCGGCTGCATAGCGATTCGAAGGCGTTCGTCTCGCGGTCGTCGTGGATGTCCGTCAGCACGGCCTCCGCCTGTCCGAAGAAGTATTGAACCAGCACGGCCGCCCTGTCCCATGCGTCTTCCGTCAGGTGAATCTCCGCGCCGTAGTCCTGCGGCGCGATCGAGAGGATCGTCGCGAATCGTGGGTAATACTCGTTCACGAGCCGGCGCCACGTGGGGCCCGGCTCGGCTGCGTTGTCGAGGAACACGCGCGCGAGGTCCCGGTTGTATCCGTGCGGCGGTATCACGTCGCAATCCTTTGCTCTGAGCGTCTCGACTGCCGTCTTGGCCTCTGCGAGGTCGTCCTGCAGGTTGCCCACGACGGGGCAACCGAAGTAACCCGACGGCATGGCCGCGATCAGGAATCGCCCCAGGAAACCCGTCTCGAGGTCGATCTTCGACGCGAAGGCCTGCATCGCGCCCGGCTGGATGGATGCGTAGATGTTCGGGTAACAGAAGTTTGTTTCCCGGCTTGGCGCGTCCGATCGGCGGCTCATGGTGTGAACGAACCAGCCTTTGTTGAACGCGTGCGTGATGAAGCCGGCGGCCTTCGATTGCCAGTGGTTTTTGTCGAGCCAGTTCGAGAACTCGGAGATTTGCAACAGTCCGTTTGGCTTCTGAATGTACGCGTCGGCGAGGCCTTCCTCCGATCCCGCCGTTCCGATCATCCACTGGTATTCGTTCGCGACCTTCTCGAGCAGGCCTCCGATGTCCTTTCCGACCGCGGACTCCGCGACGATCATCGCGAGCATGTTCGGCACCTGGCCGCCGGCCGTCATGATGCGCACGCGGGCGAGGTCCGCCCCCTTCATTGTGTAGGCCGCGAGGTTGCCGTTCTCTCGCGGTTCCTTGCGCTTTTCGGACAGTGCGCAGCCGGCCAGCGCGATCGCCTTCACGAGGCCAATCTCTGCCGGCAGCGGCGGGTCCATCGGTGACCGGAAGGCCCGGATCATGGGCTCGAGTACGCTTCCGGCCACGGCCTCGAGGGCGCGGTCGATCGTGACGGCCCTCCACGGCGCGGTGTTGCGGGCGACGATCTGCGCGCTGATGACCGGCGCCATCGCGGCCATGCGCGAGGCGACTGGGTCCTCGTAGACCGGTCCGTTGTCTACTGAGGCCCAGGTTCGTTCTCGGTAGTCGGACCGGTTGCGCCATTTGTCGCGCGACAGGCCCGAGGCCTCGAATAGCCGGAAGGCCTGCCCCTTGTCGGCCCGCGTCCAGAAGCGAAGGATCGCCAACAGTGCCGCGTCGGCGCTGCTCTGCGACTCGTAGCCCAGGCTGCGCCAGTTGCCCGACCACAGGCCTTCGAACTTGTCGGCTTGGCTGGATTCCCTGATGCGCGCGAGAAGTTCCGAGTCTGATGGCAGGCTGTAGCGCGGTTGGGACAGGAAGCGCGACAGGTCAGGTCCCGCGTCTTCCTCGTCTGCAGATTGCGATTCGGGGAACGTGGCCGCGATGAACTCCGCTACTTTGTCGGTGGCCTCCGCGATCGGCCGGTTGTGGATGACGTCGCCGGTGACGACAAAGTAGCGCAGGCGGTCGTAGACCTCATGGGTCTTGCACTTGCGTCCCTTCCCGTCCGCGATCGAGGCCCGCACGATGATGTGCGCGCCCTGGCCGGACTGTGAGCGCTCGGCGTAGCTGTCCATCCAGTCGATCAGGTCCTGGTCTACATGGCCGTCCATGTCGATGCCACAGAACGGGTCTTCTGCGCTGAACACGTAGCCAATGCCGGACAGTGCGGCTCCGGCGTGAAGCGCCTGCTCGAACGTTCCCCATGTCTTCGGGTCGTCAGACTTTGCGGTGTATCCCGTCTTTGGGTCGATGGGCAGTTTCGTAGGCTTTCCGGCCCGATGCACGAGCGACCATGCGACCCACTGGGCGCGGTCTTTCATTTCCTGCGGGATTGCGGCGATGCGTTCGGGCTTCATTAGATCGCTCCTTGGTAGGGCTGAAAGGTGATGTTGTCGTTGTCGATTGTTACAAGCGTATGAACGTTGTCGGTGCCGAGCAGGACGATAGGCTTCCCCGTGCTGCGGTAGAATAGGATGGCCTCTTTACATGCGTGCGCGAGCGCGAGCGGCCTGTCCTTCGCGAGGTTGGCGGGCTTGTAGGTCGGCCCGATCTTGAACGTCGGCAGGCACGCGATGGCGTTCTTACATTCCCGGGTCTGGAGGACCAGCATGTAATCGCGCGTCTTGTGGGCGACTGTAAAGGTACGGCGATTGTTAGAACTCATACGCGATAATCTCGTGGAACTTCCCGGCGGGTTTGACGGTGATGTACTTCGGTTCGATGAAGGTAGTCACGAGTGCCTCGTCGACGGTGTCCGGCGCGGGGTGGACTCCGCGACGCAACGCCCAGGCGACAGCTTTCGACCGTGCCATCCCCTCATGCTCGAAGCAAACCCATTCCTCCACGGGCCGGTACGCGGCTGCGGTGAACTGGTTTGCTTCAGGCGCGTCTTCTGGCACGACGTGGTAGGTTACGCGCATCGACGGCGGTTTCCCTACCTTCTCGTGGAGACGGTATCCGACGCTTGCGACGCGCCAGCGCGCCGACCGGAAGCCGAGCGGGTCCTTGTCGCTGGCCTCTGTTCCATGCGGGGCCTTTCCGACCTCGTCGTCGATCAACTGGAAGATGTAGCCACAGGCCTTGCAGGTCTTCGCCTGCACCGGGAGGATTTCGCCGCACTCCGGGCAGGCGCGCGTCGGCGCGACGCCCGTGCCCTTCTGCACGCGTTCGGCCGTGATGTCGTCGATGGGGCCGTGACGTTCCACGTTTCCGCCGTAGTCGAGAAGCAGACAGTCCTCCTTCGACGCGTGCTTGCGCAGGCCGCGGCCTACGATCTGCACGTACAGGGCCGGTGACTGGGTCGCGCGCAGGAACGCGATGCAGTCGATACATGGCGCGTCGAATCCGGTCGTCAGCACGTCGCAGTTGACCAGGTGCCGCAACGTCTGGCGTCTGACCCCCTCGATCGCGGCGGTCCGGTCTTGCGGTGGCGTTTCGCCGGTGACCACGGCGACGCTCTTTTCGCCGGCTGCGCGCAGGGCGTCGGCGACGTGGTGGCAATGGGCGACGCTGCAGCAGAAATACATGATGCTGTGGCGCCGCTGCGCGTGCTTGAGCACGTCGGCGACGGCCGCCTTTGTGACGTCGCTGGTGTCGAAGGCTTGCGCCATTTCGCTCGTGATGTACTCGCCCCCGCGCATGTGGACGTTCTCGAGGTCTGCCTCTGCGCTGCCGCGCTTGGCCCGGATCGGGCACAGGTAGCCGGCCTCCACGAGGTCGCGCGTTTTGATTTCGACGACGAGCTTTTCGAAGAGCGCATCCTCGCCTTTGTCGAGCCGGCCGCCTCCGAGCCTGTACGGCGTCGCCGTGAAGCCGGCGATCCGCGCGTCGGGCTGCGAGTCAAATAGCGCGTGGTACTGTCCGTCTGCGCCGTGCGGTATGCGGTGACACTCGTCGACGAAAATCAGGTCGAAGCGGCCGATGTCCTTCTTGTGGATGCTCTGGATGCTGGCGACGGTGATCGGCGCGACCTTGCGCTGGCGGAGTCCCGCGCAGTAGAGCCCGATCGGCGCGAGCGGCCAATGTTCTTGTATCTTCTCGGCGTTCTGCGCGAGCAGTTCCTTCACGTGGGCGATCACGAGGATGTTGGTCGTCGGGTACTCATTCAGGGCGCGGTGGCAGAGCGACGCGATCACGTGTGACTTTCCCGATCCCGTCGGCAGGCTGGCGAGGCACGCGCGCATGTGAAGGTGGTTCCACACGGCGGCGTGTGCCTGCTCCTGGTACGGGCGGAGTTGTGAGCCGTAGGCCATTGGTCAGGTCTCCAGAGCGAGGGCAAGCTGTTGGGCGCGCGGGCGGTTTGCTTCGGCCCATGCGCAGCGTGCGGCGATGACGGGTTTCCACTGGCGATCGCGTTCGATCAGCACGGCCTCGAAGCCGTCGAGGACGGCGGCCTTTCCGGTGCTGCCCGAACCAGCGAACGGGTCGAGGACGATGCCGCCCGGCGGCGTTATGAGTTTCACGAGCCAGCGCATGAGGGCGGTCGGCTTCACGGTCGGGTGAGTGTTGGCGCGGACGGGCTGGGTGTAGCCTTCGCGTTCTGCGATGCGGCGCCCGGATGTGTTCGAGACGATGCCGGCGGGCTGCTTCTCGAAGGCGGCGAGGCCTTCCTCGCGGTCGGCGCGTGTGGCCTTCGCGCAGTAGAAGAAGCGTGCGGCGCTGCCGGCGTCGTTGCGTGCGGCGTGGTCGAGGGCGGGGCGCATCCCTCCGAAGATGCCGTTGGGCGACTGGCGATATTCGGCGTGCGCCTTCAGGTCGCCCTGCTGGCCTGGCGCGTCGGGGAAGGCCTCGAGGACGTCCGGGCTGCCGTCGTGGACGATGTTTGCGGGCCAGCGGCCGCGCTCGTTGACGACTGGCGTCTGTTCGTCTGCGAGCTTGTTCATGCCCCAGCCGTCGGCTTCCGTGCGGACGTTGCGGTGCATGGTGCGAAGCTGCGACTCGTCAACGTGGCGATCGAGCGGCACGCGGCACCCGTCGATGTTCAAGGCGCCCGCGCCGTGGTCTGCGAGGTTCGCCTCGACGGTGCCGTCGAGCGGCTTGCGTGCGAGCGCGATCGGCTCGAGGGCGGGCTTCAACGCGGTGCCCCACCCTTTCCAAGCGCCGTCCTGGTTGCGGGACTTCGGGAAGCCCTGTCCGTAGGTCCACGCGATCATGTCGCGGATCTCGAATCCGGCGCGTTCGATGCGGGTTGCAAGGTGGTGGTAGGTGCGCGTGTGGCCGAAGGCGGCGATGTGGCCGCCGGGCCGCAGGACGCGAAGGCACTCGCGGAACACGGCCACGGTCGGCAGGCGGTCCCAGGTCTTGCCCATGAAGCCGAGGCCATAGGGCGGGTCGGTGACGATCGAGTGGACGCTGTTGTCGGGTAGCGTGCGCAGGACGCGGAGGCACGGCCCGACGTGGACGGTGTACGGCATGGCTACTTCCTGTCTTCCGGTCGGACGAACGGCACTCCGATTAGGCGGAAGAGGTCTTCCTCTTTGGCGACGAGGATGCCGGCGCCG